GTGGTGTTCGCCCTACTTTACATTATTCTGTCAGTAGGGAAGATTGTCTTATTGAACACGCCAGCAATGAACGTCCCGCCCATGATGCGTTGATTGAATCAGGACTAAGTAAACAAAAACTTCGGGCACATAGTGATTACTATTGGAACGAAGCAGTAAACGATTGGGCATTGACATTCATTGATAAATTTGATATGATGTGTGAATCAAAGGCAAAGAATCTTGCCAGCTTTAAACTATACGAAAGATACAAATGTTTGAAAAAATAAAGAATTTATTTAAGAAGCCAGAAGTTAAATCTGAACCTGAACCTAAAAAGGTTAAAGAAAAGAAAGTTACACCCGAACTTACTGCTAAAGAAAAAGCAACGGCAGCAGGTGAGCCGTATATTAACATACTAAGTATGGAGCTTGACCCTAATGATGTTAACAACGGTGCATTTGAATTAGATTGGAATGAGAAGTTCATTTTGAATTTGATTCGTGCAGGTTACAAACAAAAAGATAGTGACACAGACAACGTGTTGGTGGATCGTTGGTTTCAAACAGTTTGTAGAAATATTGCACTCGAGGTCTACGAGCAACAACAGGCTGATCCTACAAACCGTGATTTACGAGTGGTCCGTACTAAAAACTTAGGTGATGGAAGAACAGAGGTAAGTTAAAATGATGTTTAATAATATTGATCTATATAATCCTGATTTCATAATTGATTGTTCGACGGTAAAAGAATCTAAAGATATATATGATATAGTTCGTTCTAAGGGAATTATTAGGATGTATTCTTATGCCTTATTGTATAGATTGAATTTACTTCAATATAATATTTTAAAAATAGGGGAGAGTTGCCCCTCCCCTGGACCTGGAACTGCTAAAGCCGTTGCAGAAAGATTAGGCAGGCAATTAGCGTGGTTACCTGGATGGGAGAATCCACAGCCCAAAAGTAGTCACGGTAATGATTTTGCTAGCAATTTACAAGAAGAAATTCGCTTAGGTAATTTACCCAATGAGTTATATGACAAGAATAAAATTGTTGTAGCTGTTTGGGATTTAGATAAACGTGCTCCTAATGCAAATAACTTTATAACATCTGTCGGAGATATAACAAAATGGGTAGAGGGACATTTGGCAATGCAGTACAAGCGATTGTACGATGGACAATTACCAATTCTTAACTACAAAGATCCTACCCAAAATAGAGCATACAGAGAGTGTAATGTTGATATTGCACACTTCAATTCAATATTTAATACTTGACAATAAATCAAAGTTGTAGTATACTTTCATTATGAAATACGCACTTATCGACACCGCTAACACATTCTTTCGGGCACGACACATTGCTTCACGCAATAGCGACACTTGGGAGAAGATTGGAATGGCACTACATCTTACACTTGCATCAGTCAATCAGGTTGTACGCAAGTTTGGAGCCGATCACGTTGTATTCTGCTTAGAAGGCCGTAGCTGGCGTAAGGATCATTATACTCCCTATAAGAAAAATAGGGTAGTGGACACACTAACACAAACTGAAGCAGAACGTGAAGAAAATGAAATGTTTTGGGATACGTATGAAAAGTTCACTACGTTTCTAAAAGAAAAAACAAACGTATCAGTACTCAGGCACGAACGGGCTGAAGCTGATGATATGATTGCCCGTTTTGTTCACTTACACCCAAATGACACGCATTACATTATTAGTTCTGATACTGATTACATTCAACTTATTAGTGACAACGTGCACCAATACAACGGTATCACAAATCAATTCATCACCCTCGAAGGATACCATGATGAAAAGGGTAGATTAGTAGTAGATAAGAAAACTAAAGAACCCAAGTTACTTGGTGACCCACAATGGCATCTTTTTATGAAGTGTATGCGTGGTGATAGTAGTGACAATGTGTTCAGTGCTTATCCCGGGGTACGTGAGAAAGGTACTAAGAACAAAGTTGGACTAACTGAAGCTTATGCTGATAGGCACAAGCAAGGCTTTAATTGGAACAATATGATGTTACAACGGTGGGTTGACCATAATGAAGTTGAACACAGGGTAAAAGATGATTACGAACGTAATCGTGTATTGATTGATTTGACTGCACAACCTCAAGAAATCAAAGACTTGGTTGACTCACGTATTAAAGAGAGTGTTCGAGTAGATACAACACCTCAAGTAGGCATACATTTTATGAAATTTTGTGGTAAGTATGAGTTGACTAAAATTAGTGACCAAGCCGAGACCTATGCAAAGTGGTTGAACAGTCCTTATAAAGGTAGTTTAGTATGAGCAATAAAGAAGAAACACAATGGGTTCTTGTAGAGTGTGTTAGTACATTCCGCAATCGTTATATGGTTGAAGTGCCCATTGGTACTGATGACTATAATAATGACAAAACATTATGGGCATTAGATACAGTAACAGTGCAAGCGGCAAAGGAATTCAGCCAAGAATATCTTGGTGAACAGATTGTCAGTCATCGTGTAGTTACGTATGATGAGGCACTGTCATTGTGTGATAAAGACAACGATTATGTTGCATCTTGGGATACTGAGACAAAAGTTAAAAACTTTTTTACAACATTAGTTGACCAAGAAAAATGACATTCACAACGCCAGAAAAAACTATTAAAACAATACGTAAAGACGACCCAGACTTTACCATTATCAATGGAATTGTTATGGCGCCACGTGCTGGATTTGAAATTAGTAATGATTGCCCAAGGCAATATAAACTTATGATTATGGAAGCTATAAAAAATGGTTGGTTACAACCTATAGCATATATGAAAGAGTCAGAATACGTTTGGGAACAACTAGGAGAATAAAATGAACAGAGATTACAACAATCTACAATATATTTTAAACAAAACACCAGATGAATTGCATAAATGGTGGAACTCATTGGATGATGAGGATCAAGCATATGCTATGGAAATCATTATAGAATATCGTAAGATGCTAGATGAACCAATTGTAGAAGATTATTCACTAGCCAGAAAATACTTGAAAAAGTTTCAACTATAATGAAATCACGGGAAGAAGTCATTACTGATATGTGTTATACATATCGACATGATTATGGATTAGATAAAGATCCAAATGGTCCTCCCTGGTTATCAGGAATGACACCGGATGAGCGTAAAGGATTGTATAACACAATGGCTCAGATTTTTGATAATGATATTGCACCTATTATGGAATTAAAAAATGGCAAGTCTAGCTGAATATTTTGAACAACATCGTTACAAGCCTAAATATGAATTTATGGCTAGAGTGACCGGAATGTATGGTAAGATACGTTGGATAGGTAGTGTCGGTAATGATACTGTTATCAGTGACCAAATAGGACCTATGTTACATATTCATTTAGATTTACCATTAAAGATTGATGATAAGTATACTGACCATTTGTTTACTAAACATAAAGGTGTAACACGATTAGTGAGTTTTGATGAAGAACCTAAGAAAAAGAAATAATGTATGATACAGTGATTTTTACAGATGTAACTGATACGGTAACTATCTATAAAGCAATTGGGGCATATAAGATTGCTAATACTCTACGACAACAAGGGTATAGTTGTTTGGTCGTAGATCACCTACACGCATTTACATTAGATGAAATTAAACAAGTCATTGACAAGTCCGTATCAGTCAATACATTGTTTGTAGGATTCAGTACAACCTTCTTCAATAGCATCATTGACTCTAATAACACAGACGGGTCAAAAACATATAGACCTGTCTTGTCCGGAGTTATACCACAGGGTATTGACTTTGAAACTCAAGTTGTTAATCATATTAAAACCAGAAACTATAACTGTAAAATTGTAGTGGGCGGCACAAAGGCTCACGCTAACTTAAATGATAAGAACATAGATTACAGTGTGATTGGGTACGGGGAAGTTAGTATTCTATCTATTGCCAATCATTTAAAAAATGACACACCATTAGTCAATAGCTATAAAAATTTATACGGTATTACAATAGTTGATAACAGAACAAATGATAACTATGATTTTGTCAATAGCAAATTTGAATGGGAAGATTTAGATGTTGGTAATGCTAAGGTATTACCATTAGAGATAGCACGTGGATG